GCCCCTTGTCTCAGTTTGGCGCCAATCTTTGAACTTATACTTGACCAGCCATTCTTTTAGTAGGGCAACTGTCAATTGGACTTCCTGTTCGTATTGATAGATTTCTGCTTGGTCGAACTTGAGAAGCACAGCAAGTTCGGCTTCTGTCAGACTTGCATTTTGGCTTCTTTTTTGAAGATGATGGTATTGGGCGAGATATCCGTTAGCAGGGACGTACTTTCCATTTTCGTTTCGGACCTGGGGATCGATTGGGCCCAAGACCGAAAAGTAGTCCATATAGATTTTGTCTCCAGAGAGAACCAGCACGGTTCCGGCGGACATGGCTTTGTCGGGGACGACGAATTCGACGTCGTCGTAATATCGGCGGAAGACTTTGACGATTCTTTCGACCGGGGCGATGCTTCCGCCGAAAGTTTCGATCAGCACGAGGAGTTTTTTACGTTTATTTGCTCTCGATTCGACAGCTTTCTTAAGGAGTTCGTCGACCGGTGGATGCATGGGCGCAACGAGGGTCAGGATGTCTGCTCCTGCCTTATCTTCGAAGATCTGGAGCAGCTCGTTCAATTTCATCATGACAACCTGGTTTGCGGTTGCTTGTTCTTCCATGTTAGTGGTTTCCATGTTTTTCGCCTCGCAATATCTCTTAGAGCGATTCCATCCTATTTCCCAATGTCATTTCAATGCAATCCGAACCATATTCAGCGCGCTATGGCGCGTTCAAGTAGAAGTTGGCGATTTCGGCGGCGTAGACTCCGAGCGGCTCATGGTCGAATTGAAGCATGGGAGCGGTCGATCGCGTGGTCAGGAATATGCGGATGCCGTCGGTATACGGTTCGAAGCCGGACACCTTGCGCCACTCAACATTGAAGCCTTTCTTGTCTGCCAGTAGGGCAACCGATCTGTTGGTCATTATTAAGCGGCCAAAAGCCACTGGAACCACCTGAGTGATCGGAGTCGAGAAGCCTTGAATGCCTCCGAGCCGCAGGGAAACGCCTTTTGCCACACGGAAGCTGACGCCGGCGGTGCCTCCAGAAAACTGCCTCCTGACAACTCGGGCTTCCATGACTCGGGCATCGGCGCAGAAGTGAACCACTTCCCCAGGCTTGACAAACACTCCCCACTGGGCTGGATCCAGCCGCGGAGCAGTGCCGTCTTGGAGCGCAAATCTCAGCATGTATTGCGCCAACCCATTCCTCACCGGCCCGAGTTCGCTTGCATCGACTTGAAGCAGAGCCAGCAGTCTGTCGAACTCGGCCAAGTTTTGCCTCGTCACGCCTTCCCGCTGCAGAAGCGCCTGACCGAGTTCTATAAGCACGCGCACATGGCATTCGTGGACCTCTCGCGGCGAGAGGTTCGATCTGGAAGCGACGATCGACAAATCCCTCATTTCGTCGCTGGTCAGCGTTCTGTCTTGAAGAACCTGGCGCAATCCGTACTCGTAGGTTTTCGTGCGGTTGTTGAAGAGCATTTTGTTGCCTCACTAGGCTCTAAGCGGGGCGCCGCCTGCGTATTCGATGTTTTTGGCTCCTTGGGCGCCTTTGTCCCAGATGGCGACGGCATGGCCGACGATGGTCCAGCCATCGGCGACGGCGATCGGCGGGTAGCCGTTGGCGATGGAATGCAGTTCGATCGTCTTGTCCTTGCGTTTGACGACCTTGATGAAGTGCTTGTTTTCCGGGCTGCGGACGAGCGTGATCACGTTCGGCAGGATGTCGGTCGACCGCTTGATGACGACCCAGTTTCCGATGTCGATGCGGGGCGCGAGGCTGGTGCCGTTCGGGATGATGATCAGATACCTTGAGGGGTCGCCTTCGACGAGGAAAAAGGGCACCTCTTCGTATGTGACCTCGGACGGTTCTTCGAACATCATCTCGTCGGCGTAGCCAGCTGACACGCCACGCCAGGCGGGCAGGGCGACGGTGCCGCCCGTTGCGGCGGCGCGCACCTGTTTCGGGGCGTGGTCTCTGGAGACGAGGGTTGCGGCGTCGGGGTCGGGCGGCTGGAACATGACGGGGTTGGGCCTCATGATCTTGGATTCGCCCAGGAGCCAGTCGAGGGAGACGCCGAGAGCGTTTGCGAGTTGAACGGTGAGTTCGTACGGGGGATCGCTCCTACCGGTCTCGTAGTTGGACAGCCGTTGCGACGAGATGCCAACGGCCCGGGCAAGGTCCACGGTGCGCATGCGACCTGGGCCCAAACTCAGGCGCGCTTCTCTCACACGCCTACCGATGTCGCCGACAGCCATGCCTATATTTTGCAAAATGCCTCCCGCTAGTGTTTCATTTCTGAAACAATTGGTGTATGATTGGTTATATGGCAGAACGAGGAAAGCCTCTATTCGCGGCGGAGTCGCCGGAGGAGTTCATTCGCGAGCACGGCCGGCTGCACCAGTTGCGGGCGCTCGGGCTGAGCAAGTCGCAGATCGCGGCGCAGCTCGGGTGCTCTGAGGAGTCGGTTCGAAGCTATTTGAAGAAGCCGCTCGGCTATCTGCCGAAGCGTCTGAGCCGGGCAGCCCCAACCGCTTTCGAGGGGGCTGGGGAACACGACGGCGTAGCCGTCACAGGAGGTCTTAAGAATACCTCCGAAGGCGGCGAACAGTCAATGTTTCATGACCAATCGTCAAAAAACGTTCACAAACCAGAGTAGGCAATCGCATGAGCAACGTTGCAATCGCGGCTGCGAATGGAACGCAGTCGGCGCCGGTCTGCTACACGCGCGAGCAGATCGATTTGATCAAGCGCACGATCGCGCACGGCGCGACCGACGACGAGTTGAAGCTGTTCATTCACCAGTGCGGCCGTACGGGTCTGGACCCGTTCGCGCGGCAGATCTACGCGATCAAGCGGTGGGACAGTCGCGCGGGGCGGGAGACGATGGCGATCCAGGTGTCGATCGACGGGTTGCGACTGATCGCCGAGCGCACGGGCGACTACGCCGGGCAAATCGGCCCGTGGTGGTGCGGCCGGGACGGCGTTTGGCGGGACGTGTGGCTTGATGACGAGCCTCCTGCGGCGGCGAAGGTCGGCGTGATCCGCAAGGGGTTCTCCGAGCCGCTGATCGCCGTTGCACGGTGGGACTCGTACTGCCAGCGCGGCAAAGACGGCCGGCTGATCGGTCTATGGTCGAAAATGCCGGACCTGATGCTGGCGAAGGTAGCCGAGGCGCTCGCGCTGCGCAAGGCGTTTCCGGCGGAGAGTTCGGGGCTCTACACGACCGAGGAGATGGGCCAGGCGGAGGCCCCGGCACGCAGCGCGGCCCCGGCGGCGAAAGCGGACAGCGTCGAGCTAGGCGAATGGGCGAAGGCGATCGGCATGACGGCGAAGCAGTTCCGCGAGATGAAGGCCGTTTTGGCGGCGCGGGAAACGCCGTGGTCGGATTTCCTGCGCGAGGCACGCGACGCTGGATGCACGACGGCGGACGATGTGCTGGCGTATCTTGACGGGGTGGTGCCAGGTTGCGAGGCCGAGGTCGAGGCGGAGGAGCAAAAGGCCGAAAACCCTACCGGCGAAACTCGAGGCGCCTTGTCCGAGGCCGATACGGAACAACGATCTATTTCGACGATTGACGCGCTCAAATCGCGGTTCGTCTGGAAGTCGGGCGAATGGGTGCGTTTCGAATCGGCGTGCGCGAGCCGCGGCCTGGACGCGGCGAACGTTTTGGAGGCTGGCGCGGACAAAGGGTTCACGACGGGCTTCCAGCTCATCGAGTTCGCGAAGGCGGGCGGCGCATGAGGCTGCGGAGCGTGGCCGTGAAGGTGGACGCGTCGGCTCCGACGGCAACGCACCAGCGGAAGCGGATCGTGGCCGTGAGGGGCGGTTTGCGTTTGGCGGACCGCCCCGAGCTGTGCGCTGCCAAGGCGTTCTGGATGGCGGCGCTCGCTCCGCACCGCCCGGAACGTCCGTTGCGGGGGCCGCTTAGCCTGTCGATCGTCTTCGCGTGGCCGTACCGTCGCTCAGAGCCGTTGCGGAACCGCAGGCTCGGTCCAATCCCGCACACCTCGAGGCCGGATCTGAGCAACCTGGTGAAAACGATCGAGGACCGTTTAGTGGAATGCGGTTACATGCGCGACGACGCGGAGGTTGCGCAGCTGCTGTCGTCGAAGCGATGGGCCCTGGAGGGCTATGTGGAGATCCGGATAGCGGAGATGGAGTCTCCGCACCGAAGAGGAGAAAATGGCTAAGAGAGGCACGTTGGACCATCCGAAGACCAAGCGTCTGGCGAGGCGTTTGGGCACCTGCCCAGGCGTGGTGCTGGGCATGCTCGAGACGATTTGGCACTGGGCAGCCGAGTTCCGGCGCGACGGCGGGATGTCGGCTGTCGACTTCGAGGACGCGCTGGACTCCGGAGGCTGGCTGACGATGTTCCGCGCCGATGACGTGCTGGCGGCAATGACGGACGCGCAGCGCGAGTGCGTGTGGATCGACGTGCTGCCGAACGGGCGGCTGTACATTCACGACTGGCACGTGCATTGCGACGATTTAACCCACCGCTGGCTGGCGCGGGCGCTCAAGTGCTTTGCCAACGGCGAGCGCCCCGACTTCACGCGGCTGGGGAAAGAGGAACGCGTGCGCATCAAGGCCGAGTTCGACAGGCTCGATGGCGCACATTGTGCGCACGGAGTGCGCACGGAGTGCGCCCTGCCAGAGCCAGAGCCAGAGCCAGAGCCAGAGCCAGAGCCAGAGCCAGAGCCAGAGCCAGAGCCTCCCTCCCCTACCCCTCCCCCGCCGTCTGCGCCGGTCGTTGCGCACGTCTCGGGCCGGCCGCCGGAAAGTCCGGCGGAGGCCGCGGCGGCCAAGTGGTGGCTCTGGCTCGGCGACAAGTGGCAGGACTTCCCCACTGAGGCCGACCGGCGGGCCGACGTCGAGTACCTGTCGCAGTTCGACGATCCGTTCGAGATCGTCAACGCGTCGATCCGACTCAAGAAGCGCTATCTGGTCAAACCGCTCGCCGCCAAGGCTCCGCCCGGGCCGCCCAGGACGGTCGCCGACGTGCGCTCGGCTGTCGGGGAGGCACTCGGGTGCCCCGTCGCTCCGGCTGGAGGCGGATCATGACGCTGGCCGAGGCGGTGCGGGACGCAATGGCCGTTCTGAGCGTGCTCAAGGGCTCGCCGGCGGACATCGGCAACGCCGCGAAGGTTTGGCTGCGGGTGATGGCCCGCAACGGTGTGACCGCCGAGGAGCTCGCGCAAGCGGCGGACGATTGGGTGGAACGGCAGGCGTGGTTTCCGAGTCCGAGCGAGATCCTGGGCGCGATCCTCTCGAGCCGCGAGGACCGAGCGCGGCTGGAGCGTGAAATCGGCATGCGCCGTCTGACGGTCGCCCAGGACGGCAACGGTTGCTGGTGGGCGTCACCGCCGGAACTTGTGGAGAACGGTCTCTACGTCGGCGACGTGCCGGCGCTCGGTGCGGGGCGGGAGTTGCCCGGCAGCAAGTTGGCGATCGTGAGCCGCGAGGATTTGGAGGCCGCCATCGAGCGGGCGGCCAGGCGGTTGACAGGGCGCGGAGGGCTGCCATGAAATTTCCGGCTAAATTCCGCGCCGGGGACTTGGTCCGAGACTACCGGATGTCGCCGCGGTGGGTCGGGGCGTCCGTCGTCTACAGGATCGAGCGCGTCTGCGGCCAGGACTGGCTGGTCGGCTTGGACGTCAGAGATTTGGCGACCGTGCGCCGATGCCGCGCCTGCGACGCGGTGCGGCTGGGGCGGCTCAACATCGATTTGTTCGGGACGGTTGACGAGGGTTGACCGGCAGCGTTAGTGATGCCATGGGTGCAGCCGCGGAGGCCATCCTCAGAGAAGCGGAACCGATCATCGCCGCAATTGTCGGCGGCTTTCGGGTGCCCGGCTACGACAGGGATGATCTGGCGCAGGAGGCTCGCCTGCATCTCATCCGGTGCAGCAGGTCCGTCGATCCGGACGCGCGCGGGTCGCTGCGCAAATGGATCCGGGTCGTCGTCACGAACAAGCTGATCGATCTGCGGCGGGCGGAGATGCGGCGCCTTCAGCCCACGCTGTTCGATGGCGTCATGCAGGCGATCGAGAACGCCGCGGCGAAATCGCCCTCGGCGGTCGTTCGGTTCGCTTCGGCGTGCACGGACCTCCAGCGGGAGACGATGGCGCAATTGGCCGGCGGCCTCAGCCAGGCCGAGATCGGCAGGCGCCGCGGCGTGAGCCGCCAGGCCGTGCATCGCGTCGTTGTCAGGCTGCGCCGCAAGACTGAAATGATTCTATGCGCAGAGTAACACACGTCGTCGTTCACACGGCGGCCGCCGCACGCGAGGGCCGGCCGTTCGACTGCTCGGCTGCAGACATCGATTCGTGGCACAAAAACAAGGGCTGGAACGGGATCGGATACCACTGGGTGGTCAGGTTCGACGGCAGCGTCGAGCAGGGCCGGCCGGAGAGTCAAATCGGCGCCGGCGTGTTCCTGTTCAACCGAACGACCGTTCACGTGTGCCTGTCGGGACACGGCGATCTGGCTGCGCCGACATGGAAGCAATGGACATCTGCCGTCAAGCTGGCAGCGCGGATCCTTGAGCGGCACGGGCTCATCGAGGCGTTTCTGCGCAATCCCAACCGCGTGATCGGCCACCGGGAGGCGTGGACGCTGAGCCTGGTGCCGTCGCCGATCCGCAAATCGTGCCCCGGGCGGCTGGTGGACATGCGCGCGTTCCGGCGCGCGGTGCTGGAGGAGATCGGACGTTGAACCAGCTGTTTCCGGCGCTGTACTCGCTGGCGTGGGGCGCGTGGGTCGCCCAGCTCGACACAGGCGCGCTCGTGGAGAAACTGGGGTTCGCCGGTCTATCGGTGGCCCTCGTGTATTGGATCACCAGCCGGCTGAGCCGGCAGATCGACGAGCAGACGAACCGTTTGCGCGAGCTCGCGGAGGCGGTCGAGCGCACGACCGAGGCGGTGCGGGGGTGCCCCGGCCGCGTGGAGAACCGACATGAATCTGGAATTTCTAAAACTCTTTAACGGCGTCAATTTGACCGGCGCGCTCAAATCCGCGTTCCGGCTGATCGATGGTCTGGGGATCGTGGACGTCGACGCCCAGGCCGACCGGCTGTGCACGATCCCGCCCGAGAAGCGGGCAGAACTGCTGGCGCTCGCGCCGCTGACGGCGGAGGAGCGGGCCGCGTGCGAGGCAAAGTTGCGGCAGGTCGCCGATCTGGCGGGCGACGTGTTGGCAACGATGGTGCGGGCGAAGCTGCGCTGACGGAGTGGCGTACGACCCGAGGATAAAGGCGGCCGCAGCCGCGGATCTGATCCGCGGCGACTCGTTCCGGCAGGTGGCCTCGCGCTACGGCATCGGCGCCTCGACCGTGGCGAGGTGGGCGCGGGATCTGGAGCTGCCGCGCCCTGAGCCGGACGCGCCAGAAAACGGCACGGGCGTTCCGAAATCGGAACAGTGTGCCGTTCTGGCACAAAACGGTGGAATCGAGCTGCCGGGCGCGGGCACGCACCGGTTCGCGCAGGCGGCGTTCGTCGCGGAGTTGGAGCGGTTGATGGCCGCCATGGCGACGACGCCGCGGAGGTTGCTGGAACGCATCGGCGATGGAGAGATGGAGCGGATCGAACCTGAACGGGTTGAGGCGATTGGGGCTTTACTCAGGGCAGCCAGCGACGTGGGTTACCGGCTGCTGGAGGCCGCCTCGGCAATCCTCGCCCGCCACGACGACGGAGCCGTTCGCGAGTTGGATCCGTAGCGCGCTGCCGCGCGGTTGGGAGTATCCGGCACACGTGCGTCTGATCGCGCGGGAGCTCGACCGGGTTTGGGCCGGCGAGATCGACCGTCTGGCGGTGCACATGCCGCCGCGCCACGGCAAATCGGAGACGGTCAGCGTGAGGTTCCCGCTGTACGCGCTGCTGGCGGACCCGTCGGCGCAGGTGCTGGTCACCGGCTACAACGAGCGCTTCGCGCGGCGCCTGAGCCGCAAATGCAGGGCTTTGGCGCGGGAGATGGGCGTGCGGATGCGGGACGACGCCGCGGCGGCCGACGAGTGGCACACCGAGGAGGGCGGTTGTTTGATGGCGCGTGGCGTCGGGTCGCCGCCGACTGGGGCGGGGTTCCGGCTGATCGTGGTGGACGACCCGATCCGGTCGCGCGAGGACGCGGAGAGCGAGGCGTTCAGGGAGCGCGCGTGGGATTGGTACGCGGACGATCTGTACACACGCTTAGAGCCGGGCGGCGCGATCGTGCTGGTGGCCACGCGCTGGCGGCACGACGACGTGTGCGCACGGATGGTCGCGAGCGAGCCGGGCAGGTGGCGCGTGCTGTCGCTGCCGGCCATCGCCGAGGAGGACGATCCGCTCGGCCGGGCGCCCGGCGAGGCTCTGTGGCCGTCGCGCTGGCCTGTCGAGGAGCTTGAGCGGCGCCGGGACGTAATGCGGCGCGAGGACGGCGATTACAGCTGGGAGGCGCTATACCAGCAGCGGCCGACTCCGCGTGAGGGCGCGCTGTTCAAGGTGAGCCGGCTGCGGATCGTGGACGAGATCCCGCCGCTGCTGCCTCGGGCGCGGGGCTGGGACATTGCGGCCACGTCTGGGCGCGGGGACTGGACGGCCGGCGTGCTGATGGCGGGGCCGGACGGTGCGGGCGTTTGGTACGTCGTGGACGTCGTACGGGAGCGGCTGGACAGCGCGGAGCGGGACGCGCTGATGCGCAGGACGGCGTGGCACGACGGCCAGGAGACCGTGCAGGTCGTGCCGCAGGATCCTGGGGCTGCCGGCAAATCGCTGGCGGCTCATTTCATGCGGCTGCTGGCTGGCCGCGATGTGCGCGTGGAGCGGCCGACTGGCGACAAAACGGTGCGTTGCGGGCCGCTGGCGGCGCAGATTGGCGCGGGGAACGTGGCGTTGGCGCGCGCGCCGTGGGACGCCGATTTCGTAGAGGAGCTGCGGACATTTCCGTTCGGGGGGCACGACGACCAGGCGGATGCAGCCGCGTCGGCGTTCAACTTCTTGGCGGCGTCGGGGCCGATCATGCGGGACGACGAGATGTACGCCGACTGGCTGCGGGGTTGACGGAACCGGGCGCCGGGCGTATCGGTTTCGTGTGGCTACACTGTTTGATCGCGTCCGAGCGGCATGGAGGTCGCTCATGACCGGCGGCTGGACGGCGCCCGAGGCCGACCGCGAGCGGATCGCGCGCTACGCGAACAATTTGCGGCTGTATCAGGGCTATGTGGACGCGGCTCCGACGGAGCCGTCCGGTTCGCCTCGCCGGTTGAGACACAACCTCGTGCGGCCGGTGTGCGAGATCGCTGCCGCGTGGACCGTCGGTCCCGAGCTAGGCTGGCAGGCGATCGGCTCGGACGACGCGGACACCGAGCGGCTGACGCAGGCGGCCGTGGACGTGTGGGACCGATCGGGCGGACACGCGGCGTTTGCACGCGCGGTGTTGACGACGATGGTGTACGGCGATCTGGTCGTCGAGGCGCGCGCCGGCGAGGGCGGCGCCGAACTGGGGTTTCTGGATCCGTCTGTCTGCTTCCCGACGTGGGACCCGGACGACTGCAGCGTGCTGGCCGGGCTCGAGGTGCGGTACCGGCTGCCGAACGGCGATTGGGCGTCCCGCGGGATCGATCCATCGATGGCGGCGTGGTTGCCGAACCGCGCGCTGCTGGGCCAATCGGTTGGCGAGGGCGAGGCCGAGTGCGTCCACGAGCTGATCGTCGAGTACGACTGGGTGCGCGCGAAAAAGACGCGGATCATCGACTATTGGGCTAAGCCGACGCCGGTGATCGAGGGCGTGAGCGGGTCGGGAGATTTCGGCTCGCTCAACACGGTTTTGAGACTGCCGGCGGGGGCGCGAGCCTATTTCCTCGAGTGGTCCGGCAGCCAGCCGGACGTTGAGGAGCATTTGGAGGCGATCCGGCGCTCGATCTGCGCGGTGAGCCAGACGCCGCCGATCGCGTTCGCGGAGGTGGACCGTTCGTTCACGGGGCAAAGCGGCGTCGCGCTGCGCGTGCTGTTCGGGCCGCTGCAGGCGAAAACGGACCGGCGCCGCGCGGCATGGTCGGCTGGCCTGTCGCGCGCCATGGCGGCGGCGCTCCGGCTGGACGGCTACAGCGTCGATCCGCGGCAGATCGCGCCCGTGTGGCGGTCGTCGATGCCGTCTGCGGAGTCGGAGGAGCTGTCGAACGCGGAGACTCTGGGCCGGATCGGGCTGAGCCGCCGGATGCGTTTGCGGCGGCTGGGATACGACGAGCGCGAGATCGAGGAGAACGAGGCACAGCTGGCCGAGGAGCGGCGGCAGGCGGCGGAGGCCGCGGTGGCGAGCATCGTGCGGGGGCTGTAGCCCGTGCGGCGAAGCGGTCTGGTCTACGAGGCGGCCGACGAGGTCAAACGGCGGCTGTTAGCGCTGGAGACGCAGGCCGTGCTCGAGATTCTGAGGGCGTACCGCGCGTTCGAGCGGTTTCTGCTGGCGCGTTTGGCCGACGTCGCCGCCGGGTTGGAGTCGGCGCCGAGTTCGGAGAACTGGCGGTACGCGGCCATCGAGCGGTACGAGGAGCAGCTGTTTCTGGTGCGGGCGGCGGCGGAGGCGTTCGCGGCGGTTGCGGAGGAGCGGACGGCGTCTCTGCAGCGTTCGGCTGTCGAGCTGGCCGCCGAGATGGCGGAGGAGATCGCGGGGCGCATCGGGGTCGTTTGGTCGCGGCCGCCGGACGAGGCGCTGGCAAACCTCGTGGGCACGCTCGGAGACGGATCGCCGCTGAGGAGGCTGTTCGACCAGTTCGGGGAGGCGGCGTCGCGGGCCGGGCGCGACGCGATCGAGGCGTCTGTCGCGGGTGGAGAGAACCCGCGGGAGGCGGCTAGGCGGCTGGCTGCGGCGCTCGAGGGTGCGTCTCCGGAGGGTGTGGCGGCCGAGCTGACGGGCCGCACGGGGAAACTGCGCGACCGCGCGCTGCTGATCGCGCGGACGGAGACGCTGCGCAGCCACCGGTCGGCGGCGCTTGAAAACTACCGGGCAAACGCGGACATTCTTGAGGGCTGGGAGTGGCACTCGGCGCGGGACTCGCGGACGTGTCCGATCTGCTGGGCGATGGACGGGACCGTGCACCCGATTGACGAGCCGTTCGGGACGCACGTGCAGTGCCGGTGCGCGGCGGTGCCGGTGTTCGACGGGATCGAGCGGCGCGGCACGGGAGAGGAGGCGTTCGAGCGGCTACCATCCGAGAAACAGGTGGAGATCCTCGGCGAGGCGCATTACGAGCTGTACGAGTCGGGCGTGCCTCTGTCGGCGATGGTGCGGCTTGTCCACAGCCACGACTGGGGGCCGGAGCGGCGGCTGCGAAGTGCGAAATCGCTGCGCGAGGGGTTGACGCACGACGGCGGCGGTCGTTAGGGGGGCTGTATGAGCGAAACCGATGTTCAATCGGCGGTTTCAGCCGGCCAGGAGCCGGAGACCGCCGGCGGCGCGCAAACCGGCCAGGAGCCGGGCGTCGGAATTCAAGATTTAGAGTCGGCGATGACCGAGCTGAAACGGGTGCGCGCGGAGGCCGCAGCGCGGAGGCGGGAGGCCGCCGAGCTGGCCGCAAAGCTGAAAACGATCGAGGACGCGCAGCTGTCGGAGACGGAGAAATTGCGGCGCGAGCTGGAGGAGAGCCGACGGGCGGCGCAGGACGCGGCCCGCGTGATGCTGGACGCGAAGCTACTCGTCGCCGCGTCGAAACTGGGTTTTGCCGACCCGCACGACGCATTGGCCCTTGTCGACCGATCAGAGATCGGCGCGGACGGCGAGGGCATCGACGACGCACTATCGGCCGTTTTGAAGGCGAAGCCGTATCTGCGCGCCCAAGCGCAGTCGGCTCCGAAACAGGCGGCCGGCAACCCGGCCGGAGGGGCGGCGGCGAGGCTGGACGACTCGAAACATGAGCGCGCCCGGCAGCTGTTCCCGTTTTTGGCCACACGGAGGATTAACTGATGCCTGTATATGTTCGAAACCACAACCGCGACTCGGCGTTCCGCGCCGTGTGCGCGCAGACCATTGAGGCGGGGCAGCTCGTCGGATTGAACGGATCCGGCCAGCTGGTGCTCGCCGACGCGGACGCGGCGACGCCGATCGAGGCCGTTGGGTTCGCACTCGAGCGGGCCGTCGCCGGCGAGACGATCGGCGTGGCGCAGATCGGCCGACTGGAGAATCCGGCTTGGTCGTTCACGCCCGGCGCGCGATTGTTCACGTCCGGCACGGCGGGCGGTTTCACGGCCACGGCGCCTGCGACCGCCGGCAACATCGTGCAGCCCGTCGCCCGGGCCCTGACCGCGACCAAGGTCGCCGTGAACGTGCAGCTCGCTCTCGCGAAGGTGCAGGCCAGCGGCTCGACCACGGTCGCCTTTTTGTGAGGTGAGAGATGGCGTTGCAAGGGCTTTACACCGGGGACAACGGCTACATCGTCAATCAGGCGCAGCTGCTGCAGGAGATCGCGGACGGCCTGGCGGTTTACAACCAGGCGCCGAACGAGATCGTCGACATGCTGAGCTGGGACGTTTTCCGCGAGCAGGCGCGCGTGCCGCAGGCCCCGCTCTTCTTCGAGGAGGAGGGTCAGGGCGCGCTGCCGGACTATCAGGGCGTTGCGAAGCGCGAGCTGATTTTCCCGCTGCGCACGTTCGACACCATGCTGGCGTACACGAAAACCGGCGTCGAGGACTCGCTGGCGGAGGACATCCTCGCCGACGCGAACGCGGCGATGGCGGGCGACGCCCAGCGTGTGACCGGTTTAGCGATGGCGGCGGTATTCCGGCCTCGCACTGCCGGCTCGATCGGCACGCCGTACACAGCGGCGTTCTACAACGGGGAGACGGACGTTCCGCCGTACGGCGAGAAAACGTTCTCGACGGCGCACTCTCACTATGCCGGGGTGAACTCAACCACGCTGTCGCGGGACCACATTCTGCAGGCCGTGGAGGACGTGGCCGAGCATGGGTTCAAGGGCCCGTTCGTCGGCCTGTTCTCGATCTATCAGGCTGACGACGTGCTGAAGATCCAGGACTCGTCGACGACGATGATCGCGTCTCCGGGGCGCATCGAGGCGGTGGACGGCGGCACTCTCGGCGGCACACTCGTCGGCGGCGTGCGCTGCGTGTTCAGCGAGTTCGTTCCGGCGGGCTATTTCGCCGTGGTGGACGCCGCCGCGAAGCCGCTCGGGCGGCGCCAGCACGTGAATCCGGCGTATCGCGGGCTGCGGATCGAGTCTCAGATCAACGACCCGACGAACCCGCTGGTTGGCAAGTACTTCCGCCGGCGGATCGGGTTCGCGGTGCGTCTGCTCGGCGCCGGCGCGGTTCGCCAAATCGTGGCGTCGACGACATACACTGCTCCGACGATGCGGTTCCAGTAGCCTAACCTCCTTCTGGGCGACTCCTGCCCCGGCCTCATGGCCGGGGTTTTCTGTTTGCGGGAGGTTGACGGAGCGTTTGCTCCGGCGTTAGGGTCGGCATGATGTACCGAATCGAGGATCGCGGGCCGGTGCGCGCCGACGGCACGCTGCTGTCGGTGGGCGTTGTGGCGCCGGCCGAGGAGATCGCCAATCTGGAGGAGTCGGTGGTGAACCGTTGGGCGGTGCCGTTCCGGATCGCCGGCGCCGAGGCCGCGCAGCAGGTTTCGGCCGAGGAGCCGAAGCCGGTTGCGAAGCAGGTTAAGCCGGCCAAAAAGCGCGCGGAGGGACGGTGAGCGCGACATACGATCTGGGCACGCCGATCGGCTGCGTGCGGCTGCTGACGGCGGACACTGACGTGGCTCAGCCGCTGTTCGAGGACGAGGAGATCGAGGCGTTTTTGGCACTCTCCGGCGGCGACGTGCGGCTCGCCGCTGCAGCGGCACTCGAGGCCGTCATGGCGGACCGGGCGAGGCTGGCTCGGCGTGTGCGCGTCGGCGGCTACGAGACCGAGCAGCACGCGCTGGGCGAGCTGCGGTCGCTGGCGGAGCGGTTGCGGGCCGACTCGTCGGCCGGCTCGGCGTCGGCGATCGAGTTGAGCACGCTGCCGGACCATCTGGACGGGTGGCGATGAGGCGTGGCGATTTTGTGCGGGACTCGCTGCTGGCGGCTTTGGACGCTCGTTGCGAGGTGCGTCGTCCATCGCGCACGTCCGACGGCTCCGGCGGATGGACGGAGACACTGTCTGTCGTCGCGTCGGGCGTGGCGTGCCGCATCGAGGCTGCGGAGGCGGCGGTGTCCGGCGAGACCGTCGGGACTCTGGCGGGCTGGGCCGGGCTGACGATGCACCTGCCTGCGGGCGCGGACGTGCGGATCGGCGACCGCATCGCCGTCGGCGCGCGTGATCTGCGGGTGGACGGCGTGCGTCCGGCCGACGACGGATCGCCGCTCAAATCGGCGCTGGTTGTGGAGGAGGCCGGGTCGTGAGGCTGGACATGGACAGCCGGGTGGACCTGCGCGGGTTGGAGGAGCTGGCGCGGGCGCTGCCGGAGGCGGCGGACCGTGGGATCCGCAAGCTGGCGTACGGCGCCCAGCGGCAGGCTCAGGACCGGGTGCCGGTGGACACGGGCGCGCTTAAATCGTCGATCTACACGGTTACCAGCCGGCAGAGCGGCATGGCTGCGGCGCTGGCCAGGGCCAAGGCGCTGCGCCCGGGCGCGCGCCCTGCCGAGGGCTTGCCGACCAGCGCGCAGCGGGGCGAGGCGTACGTTGCGTGCGGGGTGGAGTACGGGATTTACGTCGAGTACGGGGCGATGTTCGGGCGCCGGCCGGGGTTTGCGGAGTTCGTGGTCAAGGTTAAAACCGGCGAGACGCCGCACTACGAGCCGGGCCGGTACGCGCTGAGGCCGGGCTATCTGTTCATGGCTGACGCGCTGGAGTGGGCGCGGCGGAACGGGCGGCAGATCGTCGAGGCGGAGATATCGCGGGAGGCACGGGATGACTGAGGTGCAGGCGGCGCTCTCGGCGGTGGTGTCCCGGCTGCAGTCGGCGGGGCTGCAGGTGTGGCTTGACGCGGCGCCGTCGGGCGTATCGGGGCCGTGGCTGACGGTGTCGGTTGGCGGCGGCGAGGACGTGCTGACGGGCGGCGAGGCGCGCGGCTACACGGAGATCGTTCTGGCGGTTGCGGCGCACGACGACTCGACGAGCGGGGCGGCCGCCGACGCGGCAATTGAGACGGCTGACGCGGCTCTGCACGGTGCGTTGACGACGGCCGGCGGGCGCGCGGTGCACCTGGCGCGGACCGGGGTCGCGCGGTACGCGCGTCACGACGAGGGGCGCGTGTGGCAGACGGTGTCGGCGACGTACAGGGGGACAGTCCGATGATGCCGCGGTTAGGAGTTGTGCGGGTCTAGACAATGGCAATACGGACATTCAATCCATCTGGTAGTTCGGACAACTGGTCGACCGCTTCGGCATGGGGAGGCACCATCCCTGCCGACGGCGACTCGTTCATCATCAGCGCGGGCAAGACGTGCTACATGGACGTCGATCAAAGCGCGATGGCGACCGGCATGATCGCGGGGACCGTGAACGGCACCCTGTGCGGGCCGAACGGGGCTGGGACAGGCGTCCTGAAAATGGACGGCGTCGGTGGGCACGACCTCACAATCGCCTCGAACGGGAGTCTGATCCACGGGGCCAGCAAAAGCTCTCCCGCGCCGTCGAACTCGGTGTTCAAGATCCTTCTCGGAACCGCCTCGGAGATCAAGGTCGCCGGTAACGACCGGACCGTGAAACTGCATCCGACCGTCAAGTCGATCAGATACGCCCGGTTGTTGAACGACGCGTCGAGCGGAACGAACACGATAACGCTCGACCGCACGCTTGGAGAGGTGTCTGCTGACGGATGGGCAGCTGGTGATTATGTGTGCGTGTGCAGGCCGACAACGACCGGCAACACGAGCGACCAGCTGTTCACGATAAGCGCAATCGGCGGAGGGTCCTCTTCGGATCCTGCGGTGCTACAACTTAGCGGTACATTAAACGCCTTGACTCCAGCAGGGTGTTACGTCATCAACCACTCGAGCAACATCATGATCCTCACGACGAGGTCGTCGGGCACGGAATGCGTTTTCGACTGCAACTACGCCTGCCCGCTGATCGAGTTCGGGGGCAACGTCGTCAACACGACCGTGACCACCAACTACACGAACGCCGGAGGTTACGGCGTCGGACAACTGACGAACACGCTCGGGAAGGCGCACCAGATTTACGGGACGTTCCACGGTTGCGCAAACGGGATCAACTACAGCAGAGGGACAAACGTTGAGGGTGCGGTGTTCACGGCCTGCGCGAACGCGGTAGCGAGGTTGGTCAAGTCCGTCCTCGACGTCGCCGTGTTCTCTTGTTGCACGGCGATCTCGGGTCTGTGCGCCGACTGCTACCTGCCGTCGACGTCGATCTTGTTCGGTTGCGCCTACCCGCTCATGGGGATGGGGAACATGCAGTTCGGAGGCAAGATCAAGGGGTGCCTGAGCGCGACCATCGGCTACTCTGGATCCATACTGTCCACCGCCGACATAGGAGGCACGTCGAACATCGACCGAAATTTCAGCGGGACTGTCGATTTTGGAGACGGCGGTAGCATCGTGTTCCAAGAGGCCTCCACGTCCGACTCCACGAAGGTGTTCAACTACAAGAGCGTCGGCGTCTCGTCCGGTGTTAAGGCCTGCGTCGCCATGTACAACTACGGCGGGCAGGCGGGCAGGCACTGGTTTTACACGGCAGGCGGTTATACGTCCCCCGACACGGACGTCGACTTCGAGGCTTTGGGGTATCCGTCGTGCGAAAGGACGGTGTTCGAGTGGAACGCGGCCCTCAATTTTGTGGACTTGCCGGTCGAGATCATGTCGGGGCAACCGTTTTACATCCAAATCGACGTCAAACTCGGATCGGGCTCGTATTCGTTCGCCGAGGTTCCATCGTTCGCCGTGGTCGACTCGAGCCTGCCGTTCGAGTCGCCTTCGGCGGTGCTGGCAACAGCGGTCAGAGCAGACGGGAGCGGGCTGGACGCGTTCAGCGCGGCAATGCAGAGGCTTTGGATCTCCTTCGTGCCGGCGCCGACGGCCGAGTTTCCGTACGGTTCCAGAAAGCCAGCCATCCTGCGCATGAAGGGCAGGGGAGGAAACCCGACGGGAACCGGGACAGATTACATCCAGTGGGCGTACACGCAGGCCCAGAGCGTCGTTGCCGACGTGAGGAGCTTGGCTGGCTCGTCGTCGGCCTTGACCAATTTGCTTGCCAACGTTGACGTGCCCGTATCTACGCGTCTAGCCGCCGCCAGTTACGTGGCGCCGGATAACGCGGGGATATCGGCGATCAGATCCATCCTCTCTAGTGATGCCGTTATCACGGTGGTGTCGCCGGTCGTCGAGGGATCCGTCATCACTGTTGCCCGAGGCTACGATTACAAGGCTGTTGACGGGCGGGCTGTGGAGTTCACGTCGAGCGCATGGCCGAATTTGACCGGCGCCTCTTCGGTCGCGATGGTGCGGCGGGATCCGGCCAGGACGCTCTGGCATCCGATGTCGGTGGCCGCATCGGGCACGGGAGTGCCGCAGACCGTTCGGCTCGAGATGGACGACTCGTTCACGGCGTCCCTGACGCCGGGCTCTCACCCGCTGCGCGTGGCGGCGGTGCTGGCCAACGGCGACGCCGTCGACCTGTTGGACGTGGACGTGCTGGTCAAATGAGACGGTACGAGGCTGAGTTGGACCTCGGAGGCGAGGCGGAGTCGGAGGCGGTGGTGACCGTGCGTGGCGCCGATGCGGACGTCTTGGAGTTGATTGGGCGACTGCACGTGCTGGCGCGGCGGCTGCGCGAGGAGGCCGATTGCAGGCCGGACTGATCTGGCGTTGCGATCGGTACCAGCTGCGGGTGTCGGCCGACGCCCAGCTGGGCGGCGCTGTCATGATGTCGGACGGCGCGACGGCGACGATTGAGACGCGCTGGGCGCCGTCTCCAACGACGGTGCTGACCGGCATACGGCTGACGGCGGGGCGGCGCGGCGTTCAACCGAGATACGTGCAGCTCGAGATCCCTGCTCTCAGCGTCGACACGGGCAGGCTGTACGGAGGCGCGGGCAACGGTCAGATCGAGGCGCTGCTGGAGATCGATGGGTTGGCCGTCCATTTGACGCCGCCGGAGTCGGCCCCGCTGTGGCGCGTCTCGTGGTCGGCGATGCGTTTTTACCTGGACGGCGCGCAGGCGTGGTCGACGGGCGCCGGCGTTTATTCGAGCCCGACCACATGCGGCTACATCGCGCCGGCCGGCGTGCCGCTGTTCGGCATTCCGGCGACGCTGGCTGCGGAGTGCCTGTCGTTGATGCCTGCCGAGCCGCCCGTGTGCTCGATCGAGCCGGGTTCGACGGGCACGTATCCAAGCGTCGGGCCGCACTCCGTTGCCGGTTCTGGCGGGTGGCGGTTTCGGCCGGCGGCCGACGCGCCATGGGTTGAGCTCCCCGTCAGTTGCACGGTGGTGTCGCCGCCTGCGCCGCAGGACTGCCAGTGCACGATTCCGACGTTGGACATCCCATCGGCGACCACGACATGGGACGGCTCGGTGTCGGCCCACAGGGGAGGGACCGGCGGATCGACGTTCAGCGGCTGGAACCGCTATTGCTCGGTGACGCTGCTGCCGAGCGTGCCGCGCCGGTTCGATCTGGAGAACGACGAGTACGCCGCGCTGTGGGTTCGAGGAGGCTTTCCGAGGGCCGTCGCGCGCGGCATATCGACCGGCACGGCGTGTGCGGCGTACATGACGCCGGTGACGGTGTGCGACGAGACCGTAGACACCGAGCGGCTTCCGGCGATGTCCGAGATGCTGTCGACGGTGGCGTGGGAGGCCGACCCGAACAACCCGGGGGGGCGCCTAACGCATGCGATCGAGGACGTGTTGTCGCAGACGGTCAAATGCCCATATTCGCTGTCGTCGTCGATCTCGTCGATCGCGCCGTGGCCGTCGATGTGCTTCACAGCGCGTTCTGGTTCGTATCCGGTGCTGACGGACCGCGGGCCCGTGCTGGACTACCTGGACCATTCGGACGAGGTCGCCTGCTACATCAACACGTGGGCGAATCCGCACTGGAGCTACGGCTATTGGTTTCCTGCGCCTGCGTCGGGGGATCTGCAACCGTGGGAGTGGCCCGTGGACGGCTCTCGAGTGTCCAGCGACGATTATTGGGTTCCGCTGCGCGTGCAATGGCTCTACCATCCGTCTCTGCCGGAGTCGGAGCGCCGGCGCACGCGCACAACTCTGACGGCCGCGTGCGTCGATGGCTTTCTGAGCGGGTTTTTCGAGGCGCAGTACGTCGCCGGCTCGCGCTCGCACTGGGTGGGGGTTTGCCGCCCGGCGGTTCTGCGGCCGGAGCCGCCGGCGTCGGTTAGGCACGACGCTGCGGGTTCGGGCGCATGGTCGGGGACGGGATGCTCGCTCTCGTTTTCCGGCACGACGGTGACCGTCGGCTACGACGGATCGAACCAGGGGCTGCGGGTCGCCGAGCTGGACATGGATCGGTTCTCGGGGCAGCGGTGGTTGTATCCGTTCCAGGCCGTGCAGATCGGTCTCGACTGGCCAGCGGCGCAGGTGACGGAGGTGCGTGTGTTGCTGGTCGGTGCGGACGGGACGGCGGCCGAGCTGCACCGCAGCCAGACGCCGCCTAGTTCTCCGCTGGCGGTTCCGCAAACGGCCTCGTCGACATACGCGGGATCGTGGGCGAGAGACGGGGGCGCGGGGATCGTTTCGGACACGGGGGCCGATTTGGCGCCTGGGGGCGTCTCGTCGGCCTATATGGCGGATCCGGAGCGGAGCGCGGGGTTCGCACTGGGGACGGGCCGCCAGCACGCCGTTCTGCGGTTCGAGATTGTGCCGGCGAACCCGACGGGGAGCGTCGATTTGCAGACGCCGGTTTTCCATCGGTCCGGCAGCGCGCCGAGCGTGTTTGTCGAGACGCAGGGCATGTGGGCCTCGGTGTGGCCGGACGGGCCGTGCGTTCGGCTCGGAGGACGGGACTGGTGGGACGCCTCGACGGAGCAGGTTCGGCAGACGCCCGTTGCGGTTCCCGACGCGCTGCACCGGCCGACGGCTCTGGATTTGCTATGCGAGGCGCGCGAAATGTTCGAGGGCGCCGACCGGTTGGACGGTTTGGACGCGCGCCTGGCGGCGCTGTTCGACGCGATCGAAGGGCAGACGCGGGCGGACGCGAGGTTGCAGACGCGCGCCTGGCTGCGGCGCGTTTCGGGCAGGCCCTGCCCGGACCTCGCGCTGGTCAACGAGCTGCGCGAGGTTCCGGCGCTCTGCCAGTTTCCGTTGCAGGACGAGGCGGGGGCGTGGGTGCAGCGACAAATCGATGCAGCGTGCGAGCCTAGGTGGCTCGTCTGGCCGACGCAGGACGCGGCCGAGCTGCGAACGGACGCAGGGACGGATTGGCTCGACGGCTCGCGCGCGCTGGCGGGATGGACGGTGCGGTTCCACCGGCACGCGGTGGATAACTCGGAGGCGGGGTTCAAGGTGCGGCTGCGGGGCGCGTCGATCGCGTCGGTGCGGCCTTGGTGGGGCTGGGTGTTTTCGCCGCATTCGGCTTTGGCGGCGGGCGAGGTTCACGCGTGCCGGTGCGAGCGGACGGGGCATGTGTATGCGGCGTGGTCGCACGACGGACAGGTGGAGCTGGCACGGTGGGATAGGGCCGGGGGCGTCGCTGTGTTCAGCGTTGCGACGGGCCAGCGGGCCCAGTGCTGCTGCGGTTCGGACGGGGAGGTCCTAGTCGGTTATGAGGCGGATTCGACGGTTTATGCGCGGAGGTCGACGAGTTATGGGCACAGTTGGAGCACGGCGGTGGCGATAGGTACAGGGACGAACCCAGCGGTTGCGGTGTGCGCACGCAGCGGGTTGATCTACGTGTCGTTGTGGCGAGACGGGGCGCACCGTTTGTACAAGTCTGCCGACAGGGGGGCGACGTTCTCGTACGTGGGGCCGATCGTGACGGCGCCCGAGGGGCGCGCAGGCTTGGAGGTTGCGGCGGAGGCCCGCGGGAGGTTGAATTTCGTGTTCGACAACGGTGGGACAGTGGAGCGCCGGGTGTCAGGAGATTTCGGCAAGACGTGGTCGACGGGTTGACGCAGCCGGCGCCCACGCGTGTTATCCGTCATGGTTGCACAGAATCTCGTTTTGGACGGGGCGACGTTCTCGATCCAGCAGACCAACTCAGGCGACGACGGCAACGCCGTCCGGACGGTGACCGGATCGGCGGTGACGTTCAAGGTGGATCGGTGCCGCGTGCGAATGTACCGCCGGACGGAAGACCACTCCGCTGCGCAGGACGCGTTCGAGTTGCAGCGAACGAAGAAGTTGAGTTGGGAAATCAGCGTAGAGACGAAACTCGAGAAGCCGATCGGTACGACAGGGACGAAATCTCAGCCGTTATCTGAGCTGATCGGCATCGGAGGGGTGGTGGTGAAGTTCGTCGCAACAGCGGCGGCGGGAGGCGTGCAGGGGTACGGCTTGGTGGAGGACTTCGAGTTCATCCACGACTCGCCCAGCACGCTCTCGTTTCGTCTGGTGCCGTACGGCAGCGACCTCACCGTGACGGCGGCGGTGCCGTAGGAGTAGGGGGACAGGCATGGCGAACAAGTTCGAACGATTGCTCAGCAACCCTCCGACGTGGCGGGAGATTCCAGTTGAGTATCAGGGCGAGGTCTACACGGTGCGCGGGCGGCCGGACGCGAGGCTGATCGGCTCGACGGTGTATCTGCCCGACCCGGAGAAACAGCTGCGGGCTCATCATTACAAGGCGTTTTTGCAGGACGAGGCGGAGTTCGACCTGAAAACGGTCGGGCAGATCCTCCTCGTCCACCGGTGCCTGCAGACCGAGGAGGGGCAGCCCCAGCTGGACGAGACGGACGTGGCGCAGCTGGCGGTGAACCACGGCGTGCTGTTTCTGGCGCTGGTGGGCGCGTCGCTGATGGCGGTCGGGCTGGCAGATCCCGAGATTCCGGCGCCCGCCGCGGCGGTGGCGGCGGACCCTTTATCCGAGAGCGGCCCGGATGGCTCGAGCTCTGCTGGCACTGTTTGAGAGCCACCGGGAGGCTGCCGACGGTGCTGCTGCGCGAGGGTTGGACGTGGGACGAGGTGTTCTGCGCCGCCGGCATCGAGATGATCTGCGAGGGTTTGCGGGCGGAGGCGGCGAGGGGCAAACATGGCTAACGCGGTAGTGATCCAGATGGCCGTGCGCGGGGCCGAGCAGGCGATCTCGGCGATGAACCGCGTCAGCCAGCAGGCGATGTCGCTGCAGCAGTCGATCGAATTGAACCGCAAGGCGTTTTTCGCGGTCGGCGGGGCTACGGCGGGGTTCGCCGCCGCCGCCGTCACGTCGTACGAATCGATCGAGCGGCTGCGGCGCGTGCTGATGGCGACCGTCGGGGACCGGGCCGGCGCGCAACTCGCGGAGCAGATCAAGCGCGTCGCCGAGGAGGCGCAATCGTCCGGCGCGATGCTGCGCCAGTTCGCCCAGAACTGGGTGGGCATGGTGCAAGGCGGCGAGCAGTCGGTGATCCGGATGATGCGGGCACTCGACCGGATGGGAGCCGGTTTGACGGGGGCGGACCGCGAGCGCGCGGCGTTTCAGCTGGCGCAGATCGGCGCGCTGCCGACGGTGCAGTGGGAGGACCTCAAGCAGCTGATGCAGGTCGGCATGCCGATGGCCGGAACCGCGCGGCGGCTGGGGTTATCGACGATCCGGGACGCAGCGGGCATGGATTCCCGCGCGTTTCTGGAGGCGTTCATGGCCGAGGCGGAGAGCCGTCCGGCTCCACCGCCGTTGCCGACCACGTCTCTGGCGAACGCCTTGGAGAGGTTTTACAACGCCTTGGCTCCGACTGGGCAGCGGCTCGCCGAGGCGCTGATCCCGCTCGTCGATGCGGCGAACCGCATGCTGGACTGGTTCACGAAGTTCAATTCGGACGGCGCCGCCGGTTTGCGGCTGGTGGCTGCGGGCGCCATGTCGTCCGCGGCCCATCTGGCGGCGTTCGGGCTGGCTGTGCAGGCTGCCACGCTGCAATTGTCGCAGATGGGCGCGGGCGCCCTGGCGGCCGAAGCGGCGGGCAGAGGATTGGCCGCATCGAGCGGATCGGCGGCGATGGCGCTCACGAAATTCGCGCTTGGACTAGACGCCGCGGTAATCGGCTGGCAGATCGGATCCGCGGTTTCGGACTGGCTGGACAAACAGGCGCAGAGCACGGGGTACGACAACGCGGGCGACTGGTGGGCGCGCAACAACATCTTCAGTCCGGAATCGTACGCGATTCGCGAGCGGGAGCGGATCGCGAACGCCGCCGCGTCGCGGGAGAACGCCATCGCGATGGGCTACAGCGAATCGGATGCGGACAAGGTAGCCGGGGTGGTATCGCGCATGCAGGGCGGCCGGAAAGCGCACAAACGGAGCGACCTGCAAAACATGTCGGCAAACGTGGTGGCGTCGGCGGCAAGGGGGTTTTAGTTGGCGTTCTCGGTGCAGGTTTTGCGGAACCATCCTCGGACGGAGCTGCAGCGGACGGGCTATGCGATATCCCGGCGCGGGGCGGCGTTGCAGTTCGCGTCTCTGCAGCCGCACTGGGATTCGGTGTCGAACACGTGGACGAACCGGTACCAGCCGTGCAACGAGCCGACCGGGGTTTGGCGCGAGGCGGAGACGGGGGCGATTCTGTTGCGCCCCACGGGGCTAGCGCCCGATCTCTACACGAACGCCGTCCACGCTCCGCGCTGGGTGCCGCTGACGGGGTTGCAGCACGTCGCCGGCACGCTCGAGGAGATAGGGTCTGTTCTGCCGGGCGGCGCGCGGCGGCATTGGACGCAGCTGCCGTCGGACGGCAGCGCGCTGGGTTCGATTTCCGTGCCGTCGCATTTGGCCGGACGGCTACCCGGAGACATGTGCTGGATCGCGCGCACCTACGACGCGCTGGCCGCCGACGAGTCGTTCACGGTGTCGATTCAGCCGTTCGGGACGGCCGACGAGCGCGTGGACGGGCTGCTGACGTTGTTTTTCGGCGGGCGGCACCTGCTGGCGTTCGGGCAGCAGGGGAACGGGGCGTTCTACTCCTACGTGAACAACGAGTGGCACGAAAAGCTGTTGTTCGGCTGGGGCGCCGGATTCGATTTGTCTGCCCCGGTGTCGTTCACGGTGATCCCGTTCGGACCGCAGTATTTGGCGGTTGTGGCGCGCGGGAGCGGAACCGTTGCCGACGGGCGTCCTCTGCATCGGATTTTCGGCCTGCGGCCGGGCAGGGAAAATTGCATTTTGCTGCGGCTGGGCGACCTGCAATGCCAAATCGACACTGGATCCGGCGGAGAGGCCGTCAAGTGCGGATCGGCGCCGCTGTACATCGCCGCGCCGAACCAGGCGATGCAGGTCGGGTTCGCGATTGTCCGGAACCGCTATGCGGCTGCCCAGTTCGCGTTTTGTCCGGAGCAGCTGGACGGCCCGAAAACCGTGCCGTCGTCGGCCGTCGTGCCGATCGGCTACACATGGCGAGGAACGGGAGGCGTCGGATCGTTTACAAACGACTCTGGGACGGTGTGGAATCCTGCCACAGACACCCGGCTGGTCCCTATGGTATCTCTGACGCCCGACTCGAGCGGGGTGTACACGCCCGAGCTGTGGGGGATTGAAATCGACATCCCTGCGGTTGTCGGCGTGCCGAACATGACGGCAATCGACGCCAGCGCGTCGTGGAGATCGATTTACGTGCGGATGTCAAGGCATCCGGGCGCCAACGAGGCGCGGGTGCGCCTGGACAGGACGAACGAGTTCGAGCGGCTGTTCGCTGTGGATGCGACGTTGCGCATTCTGCAGAACGGCGTTCCTGTGTTCGACGGGTACGTCGACCGGCACTCGCCCGTTATACGCGGGTTCACGCGGATTTCGGAGTCCGGAGGGCTCGACAACAGAGCGTGGATCGACGACGAGATCGTGGCCTACGACATGTGGCGGCGCCTGGACGAGACTCCGGCCGCGCACACGCTGTCGTTCTCGCGGCGGACGGTTGGGGCGATGCTCGAGCATCTGTTGGCGCGCGCCGGGTTTTCGGCGGCGGAAATGGCGATCGATTCCGGGTTGTATTCCATCACGATCGACGGCTGGAGCGACGGCAACATCTGGCAGACGCCGGGCGGCGATTGCACGGTCGGCGATTGCATCCGGTCGCTGATCGACCAGTTCGGCGTGCAGCAGGGCGGCGATCTGACGGTGCGCTGGACGGGGGCCGTGTGGTCCTGCGGGTTCGCCGCGGCCGGCAACCCGACTGTGTGTTTCGTTCTGGACTCGTCTCTGTTTCCAGCGGCGGCCGACGCCGACCGCTGGGCGGCCGGCCGGTTTTACGTTTTGAGCGACCCGGAGTTCCACATTCGCCGCATGCCGTTCAACTCGTTGACCGTGTACGGGGCGTCGTCGGACGGATCCACGCAGGGCGCGTTCTCGGCGACGGTGTCGCCGCATCCGAGGGCACTGACCGACAGCTCGTTCGCCGGGTTCGACGGACGTTTGATTCCGAAAATTAGCCCACCCTACACGGTGCCGTTCGCGTCGTCTCTGGCCAGCTGCGCGCGGGCCGCGCGCCGCATGTGGGACCGGGAATACGACCGCACGAGGACGGCGTCGTTCGAGGCGGAGTTCCATGCCGGCTGGACGGTGCCGGGGGCTGTGGCGTGGATCGCGTGCCGCGCGCCGGTTTCCGTGCCGTCGCTGTCGATTTCTGCGGGTGATCCTGTCAGCCTGGGCAAATGGATGATCGAGGACGTTCAGGCGGAGATCGACTCGGATTCGGATCCGGCCGCGGTCGGGCGCAACACTGCCGGGCGGGCGTTCCACAGCGCGAACTTCACGCTGCGTCTGTTAGGGGGCTATTCCCAGACGGGTTACCCGATGTTCACGGAGGTACTGCCAGAACCATGAGGACGCATGAGGAGGAGACGGCCGCGCGCTGGATCCGGGAGATGCTGCATCGTGAGCGGCTAGGGTCGGTGCGGCCGGTCGTGTCGGTCGTGCGGGCGGCGGAGCCGGTCACGGACCTGCAGTCGCTGTGGGTGCGCGGTTGGACGGAATGCCGCGTTCTGGGGGTCGGCCACGGGGCCGGACCGGGAGACGTTGGGAGATTCTGGTTTCTGGCTGGGTACAGCGCGCCTAGCGGGCCGGATATCGTCTATACGCCATAGACAGCCGTGTTGTCAAAATTGTTGTCATGCACAAGGTTCTACTAGTCCGTTGAACCTGAGAAGTGGTATTTTGACAACGCAGTTGAACGTGAAAACAGAATCCCACCCTCTCCGCCACCCGCGCCTTCGACCACGCGCTCGCCCTGATTGGTTAAGCGAGAGAGCCGGCCCTTGTTGGACAACTATCGGCGACAGC